CCCGTCGTAGTTGATTCCCCGTTACCCGTCATAAGTGACGTATTATGAGAATTATCCGGCGTTATACGTCATAAGAGGCACATTATGAGAATTATAGGAATCTCTGGATATTCGGGATCCGGCAAAACAACGATTGCAAATTATCTCGTGGCCCGGCATCAATTCACGCGGCTGTGCTTTGCGTCGGCCGTGAAAGATGTGGTCGCGGCATCATTCGGATGGGATCGAGAATGGCTCGAAGGCACAAGCCCGGCACACCGGGAGTGGCGAGAAGTTCCGGACTCGTTCTGGTCAGAGATTCTCGGGAAGCCCATCACGCCTCGCTATGCCCTTCAATATATCGGCACGGACGTGTTCCGAAATATTGTGCATCAGGACATTTGGGCATACATCGTCATTGCGAAAATTCGCGCCATGGGGCCCGATGCCCGGGTGGTGATCGACGACGTGCGGTTCATGAATGAGCGCAAAGTGTTAAGCGAGGCCGGGGCCACGTTTCTGACGGTGCTCCGTCCCGGACCTGAGACGCTTCATCTTACACGTATTCACGAGAATATCTGGTGGGATGCCTTCAGTGATCTTCCTCGACCTCTCACTCCCAAAACGGAATGGTTCGACCTTCATCCGTCTGAATGGAACTGGCTGATGGACCCGCTGATTGCATCGGTGCCCGTCATTATCAATAGCAAAACAATCACAGACCTGTGGAGTGCCGTGGATTCGTGGTATACTACGATTACAAGGAGAGATTGAGATGACGCCATACGTATTGACCCCCGAAACACTTGAGATTCTGAAGAACTTCGCGAACATCAACAACCAGACCGTGTTCAAGGAGGGCGTGGCACAGCGCACGTGCAATCCGGGTCGGAATTTCATTGCCGACGTGGAGTTGAGTGCCCCGCTGCCGATGGATTGCGCGTTATCGGAACTCAACCGATTGCTTGGAATTATCGAGACGTGCAAGGGAACGGCACTCCCGACGCTGACCTTCAACGAGAAGGAACTCGTGGTCATCCACGATGACGGGTCGGTGACTATCCCTTATGCTCACAATGACGTCATCGCCAAGCCGCCGACACAACAATATTACATGGCACAGCCGATTGCGACCTTCGAGCTATCGCTGGCATTGTGGATCAAGATGCGGCGAACGGCGGCAGTGCTCGGCACGACGCTGATGCACATCATCATCGACGAGAATCAGGAACTCACCCTCAAACTGGTGAACGAGAAAGACAAAGGTGGGGACTCTGCTGGTTCGGCGTCGTATCGGATGGCCAATACTACGGTGACTGGTGCGATGTCGGGCGTGTGGGGCGTGAAGTTCGATGCTCTTGAACTCATTGCCGGGAACTACACCGTGTCTGTAGGGGACATCGGCACCACGGCATCGGCGGCGAATGTGGTCGCATCTCCCACGATTTTCGGGATGTTCTTCAAGCTGAATGATCCGGTGAAGAAGGTGACGTATCTGACGTCCGGCCACGTCGTGAAGACGAGGTAGATATGCTCAGTGTAACCGAACGCTCTCGCATGGAATTGTTGATAGAACGGATGAGGCAACTTAATAAACTTGGTTACAATCACGAAAAGATAATCACGTTTGTCATCGGGGAAATTGTCGAAGACTGGCAAGCGGAACTAGTCTCGCTTCAGAGTGAAGATTCTCAGTAGACAAGGTAACTATGCCAATTAATCATTTCTTGTGGACCGAGTGCCACAGACCACAGACCGTCGATGGGTGTATCCTCCCGGTAGACATTCGGAACACTGCCAAGAGTTTTGTCGCGCAGGGGGATCTCCCAAACATGATTCTCTCTGGTGGTCCGGGCATGGGCAAGACCACGCTCGCCTTGGCTATGTGCCGCGAGCTTGGGGCGATTCCCATGATTATCAACGGTTCTGAAGAAGGTGGCATTGATACGCTTCGCACCAAGATCAAGGACTTTGCTGCCGCTCTCTCGTTCGACGGCAAGCGCAAATACATCATTCTGGACGAAGCCGATTATCTCAATCCGCACTCGACACAACCGGCGCTCCGTGGACTACTCGAAGAATATGCGATCAACTGTGGATTTCTCATGACGTGCAATTACGCGAACCGGATTATCCCGGCTTTGCATTCTCGCTGCACGGGCATTTCGTTTGCGGTCCCCCCGGCCGAGAAGAAGAAGTTGATGCTCAAGACTCTTGGACGTCTTCAGGAGATTCTGGAACACGAAGGCATCGTTGGCGACGAATCGATTCTGATTCAGGTCGTCAAGCGATACTGGCCAGACATTCGGCGGATGATCAATGAAGTCCAGCGGTCCTGTGTAGATGGCGTCCTGACCCCGGGCGTGCTCGGCCAGCATTCTGACGTGCAGTTTGACCCGCTGTGGAAGGCGCTCTCGTCGCGTAACTACAAGGATGCCCGAACATGGATTGGGCAGTGGGCCGATATCGACCCGCCCAAGTTCTACCGGGCGGTTTTCGAGTGGTTACACGAACATGCCGAAGAATCGAGCCTTCCGACGCTGATTGTATTGATTGCCGACTATCAATATCGGCATCTGAGCGCCGTCGATTCGCACGTGCATCTGGCGGCATTCTGCCTTGAAATTATGCACAACGGCGCGTTTAAATAAGCAATTATGGCAAAAGAACCCAAACCGAAGCCGTTTGCGACCATCTTTGCCATCTCAGGGAAGCGTCCCCTGACCTATGCCGATTTGGATGCCGAGGGATTGCCCTATGAAACATTTCTCGTGAATCGGGCATTCTCTCTCAGCGAGGATTCGGTGATTGCGGCGTCCACGATGAACCAGAGACCCCATCTGGACAAGGAGATGCAAGCGACGTTCTATATCCATGCGCTGCGTCCCCGACGTCGATTTGATGCGTGGCCGAAAGCCATCGTAGACGAACAGGCCAAGATCATCGGTGCCTATTATGGCATGAGCATCCGGGAAGCCAAGCTTCATTTGCACATTCACACAGAGGCTCAGATAGAGACGATGCGCGAGACGCTTGAGGGGGGCGGGAAGCCAACCCGATTCGGGACACTCTAAGTATTCCTACATAATAAGGTATGAGGAATGCTGCGGTGTGATGATACATTGAGATGGGTCACCGTCGCGGTTTAACCCCGATGGAGATTCATATGACATTTTACGATTATGAGGCATCATTCGTTGAAATACAATTCCCCCTAATCGACACCGAGCGCGGAAAAGAACCAGCCGACAATTTTCTTAAAGTAAAAGAAACCTTGACACGGATAGGGGCTCCCGCGTATAGTAAAGATACGACAATTCCGACGAAGACATTATGGCAGTCGTGCCACATTCTTCACAAGCGGAAGAAGTACTACATCGTGCATTTCAAAGAGATGTTCCTCTTGGACGGGAAGAGTTCCTGCACGATGCTCACGGAAGAGGATCTGGCCCGGCGCAACGCGATTGCGATGTTGTTGCAGCAATGGGGGCTCGTGGTCGTGGTAGACCAGACCAAGATACAGACTCCTCCTCCGGCATCGGTCGAATCGCTGAAGATTATTTCCTTCAAGGACAAGGAAAACTGGGCGCTTCGTGCTAAGTATGAGATTGGACAACACGGAAAACAGTCGGTGGGTAGTAACTCGGAACTCGGGAGGTTAGTATGATTAGTGTTAGCATTGCTGGCGTCGTTGTGACAGTTGTGGTTGTTCTGGTGTTGGCACTGGTAGGGTACTTCGCCTACCGGTTGGGAAAGGCCCTGACGACATTCGTGCGGGACATGCATGATGTCCAGAACGGCCTCCACCGCCGAATCGATGAAATCCGGAGCGAGCTTGAGGATAATGCTCGCGAAGCCATTCGGGACATCCGGGCAGAGATGGAAGCCGAAGCTGCCTTCGTTCGGGATCTTCGGGACGAAGCCATTGAAGACCGTCAGACCGTTCGAAGCCTCACCCGTCAGATGGCCGACAAAGTCGTCGAATTCACGCAGGAGACGGAGAATCTCAGGGAAGACATCAATCTGCTCGATAGCCAGATTGACGACAAGACGGCTGAAGTCACGCAGGAACTTGCCGACATTCGCACGTCAATCTTCGAGAATCAAGAACAGATTTTCTCCGTCACGGAAGAAATCAATGAGCGCATCAAGGCCGAAGAGACCCGTCTCACGGAGAAGGAGATTGAGGTTCAGGCAAAGTTCAACACTCTCCACGATGCCGTGAACAACCTCGAAAACTGGATTGACACGCAGACCGCCGAGGTTCGAACCTTCGTGGTTGGCAAGGTCGAAGAGGCCACTGCCGAGTTTGCTCGTCTTGAGAGCGCGAAGATCGACGTGTATCGTCTGAACGGAATGCTACTTCCGGTGGGAAAGGTCATCAATGACCGGCTGACTGCGATGGAGGGTCTTATTGGCAACACCGGTCCCAAGATTGTCTCGGCCCTCAATGAGGTCGATGAGCGGCTGAAGGTCGTAGAGTCCATCCTGTCGGATGAGGCTCCCGCAGTCATCAAGAACCTCACCGGCAGGGTGCATAGCCTAGAGGTTGTGGCGGTTACGATCTTGAAGACGATTCCGGAAGTTGTGCAGAGCATCGAGACCCGGCTTTCGGCTCTTGAGGACAACCTCGACAATGATCTTCCCGACGAGACACCCGCAGAGCCAACGCCGACGCCCGAGTGTGCGCCCGAGACACCCGAAGCTACGGACATCATCTAGATAGGATATATGCTACACACCGGACCGTTGGGCTTGGAACTTCTCACGCACTTCGAAGGGTTTAAGACCGAGGCATATCGATGCCCGGCTGGTGTCTGGACCATTGGGTATGGCACCACGTTTATCAACGGTCAGCCTGTCACACAAGGGATGACCGGAACCCTCGAAGACGCACAGCGATGGCTGGCGAGTGACCTTTTCAAGTTCGAGCCCGTGGTCCGGAGTTCTTCGCGAGTGGACTTACTTCAACACGAGTTTGACGCGCTAGTGTGCTTCGTCTACAACATCGGCGCGGGCGCATTCGTTGGTTCGACCATTGCAAGAAAGCTTCTGACTCCGAGCACGTCTGGGACATCCCACATCGATGAAGATAACTTTGTCCGGTGGAACAAAGCTCGCGTGAATGGAGTACTCACGGCTCTCCCGGGTCTCACGCGTCGTCGAAAAGCCGAGTATCATCTTTTCTCAACCGGAACAAATCAGTTCCATTTCCCCGAACAAGGAAACCAATCATGAGCAGTGTTCGCGTTATCAAGTTTTTGTCAGGACAGGAAATCATCTGCAAGCTCATTGCCGAGGGATCGCCCCAGACGGGGGAACTCACCATCATCGAATCGCCGCTGACGCTTCAGCCCATGCGGTCGGGGGATTCGTCCATCTCTATCGGATTGGCTCCCTACACGTGGGCCGGGAGTGACAAGCAGATTCGGCTGAATCCGAATCACATCACGACCATCATGAATGCCGAAGAGAATCTAGAGACGCAGTATATCGCGGGGCTTGCGGGCATTGCGATGCCGACCAATCCCGCGCCCTCCGATAGGCGTGGCGTTCTCGTTGGGTAGTGTCTGAATCGTTGGGCAGAATGAGCAATGGACCGTGTCGTAAGATGCGGTCCATCTTTTTTGTGATATACTATACCTATGCGCGATGAGTACGATAACTACACGAGCATTGTGGTTCTTGGAAATGATCTCGGAGTTCGTTTGCGTGACCCCATTACCCACGTGGCGTCGTTCTTCAAAGTCCCCTATCGTCCCCGCACCTTCTCTTCATGCCTCGTCGCCGAAGCTACCGACGACTGGCGCACGCTCGACAACACCCCACTCCGCGAACGTCGGCATGAGAGCCTGAACAATTACCACGCCTACACCGAAACTGCCAAACGAGAAAATCGGCGAATCTACGGGGTGATCTCCCCGGTCCAGCAATTCATTGCCGAACATGTCACGGCCAAGTGTGGGATGCCCTTTGAGAGTCTCCGAACTGTCTTTCTCGATATCGAAGTGGCGTCGGGGGGAGGATTCGCGCCCCCTGAAAATCCGACGCAGCCGATTCTAGCAATTACGGCTGAAGTGTGGGGCATGAACTACGTGTGGGGCACGAAGCCTTACACGACGACCCGGACAGACGTCCGCTACACTCTGTGTTCAAATGAAGCCGACATGCTTCATTCGTTTCTGGAATGGTGGACTTCAGATTATCCTGATGTGATAACGGGATGGAATGCCCACCAGTATGACATTCCCTATATTATCGGCCGCATTAAATTGCTGCATGAGGAAGAACGATTTCCGTTGACGGCTTCCGTGCTCTCGCCGTGGCGAAAACTCTCTAGTCACATCTCGACATTCATGGGCCGCGAACAGGAAGTCCTCGACGTCGTGGGCGTGCCGGTATTGGACTGTCTCGAGCTTTACCGGAAGTATTGCGTGACGCAGCGGGAATCGTACCGATTGGATGCCGTGGCCGAAGTCGAACTTGGACAGCGAAAGGTATCATTCGACGAATATGGGTCACTCCAATCACTTGCCGACGGAGAAGTAGTCATTCCCGAAAAGGCGTCAATCATTCCCGGGTCTATTCAGCACTTGGCTCAATTACGGGAATTCCTAAAGCCCCGGCTTTCGGAGACCGCGAAATAAACCATCCTGT